TTTAAACATGTAAAAAGTATTTGTCAAACATTTTTTTTCATTCTCATTTAAGTAATTAATACTTGCTCTCATTCTCATTATTTGATATAATTCAGGGGTGGGCGAAAAGCGTCCAAAATTTGAGACAAAAAAAAAGGAGCTAAAAAGCCCCTTTTCTTATTTTACGATAGAATCATGGAAACAAAAAACATATCCATTTTTTGTTCCTCCAAAATTCATTTTTGAAATATCCCATTCTAAATTATATTTTTTGATTAATTCTTTTACAGCTTTGAAATAAACTTTTTCATGGCTTAAAGAATAATCATATGGAATTGTGATATTAAAGCCTGAACATGTAAAAGCTTTAATTCTTGATCCTCTATAATTTGTGGGGGATAAATATTTTGTTTCAATTGCTATCATTTTTAATACTCCTATTGTGTGAAAATGTTTTTACAAATCCCTTTGATAAATAATAAATCGGATTTAAAAAAGGGATTTATAATATGAGTTGGATTTATAGTGGTAATTCTTGAATTGCTTTTTTGCCTAAAATAATGAGATCAGAATTGTTTAATTCATCTAATAAACACCGAATTAGAAAAGCATATTCTCTTTCATGTAATGAATTTGCTTTATCAAACAATTCTCTCATGGCATCATTCAGATTGACTCTGATAAATAAGCCTATTTTAGAATTAAGATCAGGATCAACGCCGTTGACATGCAATTTCTTATGAAATTCTTTTAAGCGTTTAAACAGATCCTCATCATCATAAACAGTATTAAGAATTGAATCCACCAAATATCCGTCAGGAATAGTAAACATAATTGTTTCCTCCAATTAAATTAAATTGATTAAATATAAATATAAATTATTAAAGAGCGTTTAAACATGTCAAACTTATTTGACATAAATAATACAATAAATGATTTGTTTAAACATGTCAAATACTTTTTACAAATAAATTTGAAAGAATAAAAATGAGTGATGAGAAAAAAGTCGGTCGCCCCCCACACCTTGCAAATGACGACACCCGAAAACAAGTCTATGAGCTATCGTCAGTAGGAACTAGGTACGAAGATATTGCTACAGTGTTAGGCATATCCGCAGACACTCTTACCAAATACTATCCAGAAGAGCTAAAAAAAGGTCGTATTGAGGCTAATGCTGCTATTGCATCTACACTTTACGAAAAAGCTAAATCAGGCGATACTACATCTATGATATTCTGGTTAAAGTCTCGTGCACAGTGGAAAGAAACACAAAAACACGAACATGCTGGAGACCCAGACGGTGAACCAATACAAGTAAAAGTTGTTACAGGAATAGACGACTAACCCCCACCCCCGTTTTTTATATAATAAAGTTGCCCATTCTCATTACAAACTAGGGTAGTATAAAAATTATATTAGAATAAAATTATGGCTTGTAAAAAACATGGTAAAAAGAAAGTAAGTTATAAAAAGAAAAAATGAACATCTATCAATTATTACAATCTTTAGGATTATCTAGTGGTCAACAACCAGAAATAGGCTATACAGACTTGCTTCGTGGTGACTACGCTATAGAAGAAGCAAAATTAAGATTTCCTGATGACGGTAAGGTTGGTGGTAATCAAGATGCTTTTCGTCATTTAGTATGGCAGGCTAACTTACAAAGAGAGATGCCAGTTCTTGCTAAACTTGCTGGAAATATTCATGAGTCAGAATATGTACCATTAATTGGTGCTATGGGTACTGGTCAAGGTGAAGCAGAAAAAAAAATGGATTTATACAACAATGCTCTCGGAAGAAAGATAGCAGATCAGGCTACTTCAATGGACGATGTATATAGTATTGCAGAACAAATGGTAAGACAAAATAGAGCTAAAAAAGTACCAGAAGATATTATAGATGCACAACACGCAGATAAAATGAAAAAATACAAATAGGAGAAAATTATGGCAGGTTGTAAAGGCAAAAAAAATCGCAAAGGTTACAGAAAGAAGGGTAAGTAATTATGGCTAAAGGCGTACCACACTACTTACCAAGCGGTAGACTATATACAGGTAAAACACACAAGCATAATGGCAGACTAATGTCTGGTGCAACACACACGAAAAACAGTAAATATTTAACACATAAGAAGCCGAAAGGTAAATAACAATGTCTTTATATAGGAATATCCATGCAAAACGCAAAAGAATTGAAAAAGGTTCAGGAGAAAAAATGCGTAAAAAAGGAGAAAAAGGAGCACCTACGGATAAAGCCTTCAAACAAGCTTCAAAAACAGAAAAAAAGAAAAATAAAAAGTCTAAAAGAACTACTAAAAAGCGTGGGTGATTGTGTTTAATAACTGGTCATATCATTGGTACTGGGGTTTCAACTTTGGATTTGAATGGTATGAGGGTGAGGTAGACGGTAACCCTGTAGACTATTTTCTTATCAACATCGGTCCATTAAGAATACAGAAGGCAGAGTGGGCATAATGGCTGTTAAAAAGAAAAAAGTAAATTTGTCTGTAGGCAGAGGTGAAAAACGCTCTGTTAAACAAGGGGCAGGATTAACAGCTAAAGGTCGTGCTAAATACAATAGAGAAACTGGTAGTAATTTAAAAGCACCAGTCACAGGTAAAGTTAAAAAAGGTTCAGCAGCAGCAAAACGCAGAAAATCTTTCTGTGCTAGAAGTAAAAACTGGACAGGTGAAAGAGGTAAAGCGGCACGCAGAAGATGGAAGTGTTAGACGATAGCCCTTGCACAGGGACTTGTCGAATGAAAAATAATCGTTGTATATCTTGTAATAGAACATACGATGATTTAGAACATTGGCTTTATATGTCTAGAGAAGCTAGACTAGAAAGAATGGAACAACTAAAAAAGGAGCGATGACCCATATGGAGTCGCATAAACCAATACACACAGGATATGAGCCTCGTGCTCCACAAAAACAGATTCACCAGCTTGTGAAGAACAACCGATTCTCTGTAGTCGTTGCTCACAGGCGGATGGGAAAAACTGTTTGTGCTATTAACCAACTGATACATTCAGCGTTAAAATCTGAAAATAAAAACCCTAGATACGCATACATAGCACCAACTTACAATCAGGCAAAAAGGGTAGCTTGGGATTATCTCCTAGAGTACACCAGACCGCTTGGTGGAAAGGCGAACATTGCAGAACTACGAGTGGACTTTATGGGTAGGCGTATATCTCTGTATGGAGCTGATAACCCAGACTCTCTTCGAGGTATCTATCTTGATGGATGTGTTATTGACGAGATAGGTGATGTAAACCCTTCTATATTTACAGAAATTATTCGACCAGCTCTAGCTGACCGACAAGGTTACTGTATTGCAATGGGCACACCAAAAGGTCAAAACCATTTTAAAGACTTGCGTGATAGAGGCGAGAGCAACGATGGCTGGTCACTATTAGAATTTAAAGCATCAGAAACAGACTTACTGCCTAAAGAAGAATTAAAAGCAGCCTATGATGAAATGGGTGAAGACAAGTACATGCAGGAATTTGAGTGTTCTTTCCAAGCTCCTGTCGAAGGTGCATACTATTCTAAACTCATTCACGATTTAGAAGAAAAAGGTAGATTAGTAGATATTGACAGAGATGGACTAGCTAGAACATATACTGGCTGGGACTTGGGTATGTCTGATTCTACAGCCATTTGGGTAGCACAGCTAGTAAACAAAGAAGTGAGGTTAGTAGACTATGTGGAAAATCATGGTGTTGGTCTTGATTATTATGTTAGCTGGCTACAAGAAAACGATTGGATGTATGCAACACACATTCTTCCTCACGATGTTGCCGTTAGGGAACTCGGTACAGGTAAGTCAAGAAAAGAAATGTTGGAAGATGCTGGACTACAAATTACCATTGCACCGAAACTAAATGTGCATGATGGCATACAGGCAGCTAGACGACTATTACCTCGTTGCTGGTTTGACCCAGAGAAAGTAAAACAAGGATTAGATGCACTTCGTAACTACAGACGAGTGTTTGATGAGAAACGCAATGTGTTTCATGATAGACCATTACACGATTGGTCATCTCATGCTTCCGATGCGTTTAGATATTTAGCAGTAGGTTTAGATGAATCTCCTATGGAGTCATGGCATAAGCCTATTCAAGTCAATAATAACTGGATTGTTTAAATGAGCGAAAAACTAAAAGCAATATTAGAAAACGAGATAGAAGATGCTATTGGTTATCTGGAAACGGAAACAACCGATGAAAGACAACAAGCACTCGAATACTATCTTGGCGAACCTTACGGTAATGAGGTAGAAGGTAAATCTCAAATCGTAACTCGTGAAGTTGCAGAAGCAGTGGATGGTGCATTGCCACAGCTCATGCGTTTATTTGGTTCAGGCGATAAAGTTGTTTCATTCGAACCTGTTAATGATGGTGACCAACCATTTGCTAAACAAGCCACAGAATATGTGAACTGGGTGTTTAATAAAGATAACGATGGTTTTCTTATTATGCACAACTGGTTTAAAGATGCCCTATTACAAAAAGTAGGTGTAGTCAAAGCATACTGGGAAGATAAGATTGATGTTAAGAAAGAGTCTTACAAAAA